AAATTAGAATGTTTAAATGAGGTCGGCCAAATTGAAAATAACGGGTATTATATTTATAAAGAGAACGCGCATAAAGCAAAGAGATATTTAGATTGTGACAGGCGTAACGAGATATACGGAATCAAACAGAATGTAATTGAAATCGAAACAAAAGATAAGATACTAATAGATAAATATAAAGAACTATGAAGGAGTTAGAATTAGAAATATACCCATTAACTATAATATGTGATAGATATAACGGGAGTTATTCACAAGCGAAGTACTTAGCATTCCCTTTAGACCATTGGAGTATACCTGAAGAAATTGGCGGGGCAGACCCAGATGAAGACGGATTTTGGAACTACACAGATAGGCATAAGGAATATATCATAGGGAAAGGAGATACACCCCAAGAAGCTTTAAAAGATTTAAACTGTTTATTAAATCCTAACATCTTAATCTAAACCATGTCATATAACACTAATAAAAACACCCACACCAAGATAGACAAACTATTAAAGGAAATACAGAGCCTTCAGTCTACTATGGGAACAGACACAACAAAACAGGAACGAACCGAAGTAGAGGCTAAACAACTGATGCTATGGTATAAAATCAAAGACCTAGACGAGCAGTTTTTTAATGATGCTTATCTAATTGATTAAATTTTATTAACTTTGAATTCGTGTTAATGGAGATACTAAACGAAATAGACATTCCTTCAATCGCCTTCAAAACAACAGGAGGCAACAACTACACTAACGACTTAACCCAAGAGATTTATCTAGAACTACTACAGAAGCCAGACAAAGTAAAAGAACTATACAAAGAAGGCGGTTTGAAAGGGTACGTTTGCCGTATGGCTTACTATTCATATCACGGTCATCTAGGTAGGTTCTTTTTAAAGTACCGTAGAACATTAGAGATAACACCAGAACAAGGAGCAGACTTAAACCTTCAGGATATTCTAGACACCGCAGACCTAACAGAGATGGAGTTAATGTGGGTTACTGAGTATCTAAAACACAATTGTATGTCCAGTTGGATGATGAAAAACACCAACATAAGCAGACAGAACATAGCAAAACGAATAAAAGAAATAGCGAACAAATGCAAGAAATCTTTATAATATTAGCCTTAATCAGCATCATAGACTTTTGGATAAACGAAATAGTATTTCCAATTTGCTATAATATGCAAACAAAAGAAATGAAATGGAGACACAAGGCATTTAAGAAGATATTCAATCGAAAGCCATTCAGTTGTGAGCCTTGTTTATCTATGTGGATAGGTATAATAATCTCAGTACTAACGTTTAATATTATTTACTTATCTTTACCATTAATAACCAAGTTAAAAAACAGAGTAATATGAAAGACGACGAAAAAGGTAGCTTATTAGTTGGATTGGCTATATTAGGCATAGGAATCTATTCAATTTATTACTTCATTCAAGTATTTTTTATATAAAACTATGACATTAAATAAAGCAGAGTACAGCGACTTAAAAGATGGAGACAAAGTACTACTCCAAAACCATAACAAAACAGCAGGGATAGTATTCTTTGTTGCTAAGATAGGTGAGTGGATATGTTGGGAAACAGCAGACGGGAAGGAAGTATGGGAAAACATACCGCATTTAAAAGAAAAGAAAACCAAATTAATAGGAATAATAAAAGATTAATAAAAGAATAAATTATGTTTTTAGAAGAAATTAAACCATACAGAAAGCAGTTAAACGCATTTAGTAACGATAACAGCATCCCTTCAGATAGAAAGAAGTTAAAAAAGATACTAGACCTATTCGATAAACACTTAAAGTTTATAGAGTATCCCGGTTCACAAGCAACATTAATAGGCTGCGGCCAATGTGTAGTAAATGCATTCAATAGACTTAACGGAATGATAGCAAGAGAAGAGGCAAAACCAAAGAAGAAGATAAAGGTAGCCACTCCCGAAGTAGAAACAACAAGCGAAGTAATAACCTCTAAAGATTCTTTAATAGAAGAACTCCAACAAGAGTGCAAGGATAAAGGCTTAAAGTTCCACCATAAGGCAGGGATTAAGAAACTACAAGAGATATTAAGCGAGTGAGATACCACCTAGTAAATATGGACTACTCTTTAAGGTTAAAGTACGCAGTAATGACAGAGAACCAACAAGAGATAAACACCCTAATAAAAATAGGAGCAGTACGGTATGGTAAACCCTCATAAGACATTAAAGACTATGCTAAACGCAGCAAGACAATTAAACAACCCTGTTTTGATTATGTCAGAAGAAACTTGTAAGGATATATTCGGATACAAGGTAACAGAGTTCGAAGGAATCACAATAAGAACAGACAACGAACTACCATTAGATAACGTTCATTTAAAGAGTAAGAAGCAATGAGTAAGGATAAATTCCCATATAAAGGCTCAACCATTAATAGAATGAAGTTTAAATACCCCTCATTAGCGGTTAAATCTGTTAAGGTAGATATAAGCACAGAGGAGACAATAAAAGAATTAGAAGAGTTTTGGGGTAAAATGAAAAGCGGTTATGACACAGAAAGGTAGAGAGAAAGATGGTAAGTTTAAACCGGGTAATCTATTCTCAATAGGTAACAATGGAGGTGCTCCACCTATCTATAAGAATGCTGAAGAACTTAACACCAAAATAGGGGAGTATCTAGACTGGGAAGATCAATGGAAAAACAAGAGCGCAAAAGGTGAGGGAAAAGGTATCTATACTCTAAGCGGAGTAGCATTATATCTAGGCTTTGCAAGTGTTCAATCACTGTATGATTATGAGAATAGAAGCGCGGAGTTTTCTTATATCCTTAATAGATTCAGGCTTTTCATGAAGCATTGGAACGAGCAGAAGCTCTATTGGGGTGGTACATTTCAAGGCTCTTTTGTATGGCTTAAGAATCATGGCGGTTACTCAGATGAGACACAGAACACATCTAAGGTAGAGTTAATGCAGATTGAAGTAGTGAAGAGTGAGGTTCCTTTTGCTAGTAGTGAGGATGAAGTAGAATAGTTGTCTCCACCGTATGTAAGAAGTAGACCAAAGTACTATAAACGTTAAGAAGTGAAAACCTCAGAACTATACGAGATAAACCTAAATGCTACAGAGGACATAGTAGTAAATCAAGGCGGCACTTATTCAGGCAAGACTTATTCACTTGACCAAGTACTACTCACTAAGGCTATAAAGGAACCTAACAGAATAATAACTATTGTAGGTGAATCAGTACCCAATTTAAAAAAGGGAGCCATGAGAGACGCGGATACGATTATCTATTCTACTCCTGAGATTGAAGCTTGTATTTCAGCACGTAACAGACAAGACAGAACAATCACATTTAAGTCAAGCTCAATAATAGAGTTCACTTCTTATGTTACAGCACAAGACGCACACTCAGGTAAAAGAGATTATCTATTTATCAATGAAGCGCCGGGGATAAGTTGGGCTATTGCAGAGCAGTTAATTAACCGAACAGACATAAGAACATTTATAGATTATAATCCGTCTATTCCTTTTTGGGCACATGAGAAACTTATACGCCCTAAGAAATTCGGGAACAAAACAGTCAGAACAATAATAAGCGACCACAGACATAATCCTTTTTTAAGCGAAGACCAACACAGCCACATAGAACAAAGAGCATTAGAAGACCCTGAATGGGGAAGAGTTTACGCAAGAGGATTAACAGGAAAGGTAGAAGGTTTAGTTTTTAAAGATTGGGAAAGCGCAGATAAGATTCCAGAAGGTGCAGAGTATATTGGTTCATCCTTAGACTTTGGATTCACAAACGACCCTACAGCGAGTGCGGATATTTGGAAGAGTAACGGTGAACTTTGGATTGAAGAACAACTATATCAAACAGGCTTAACTAATCCAGACATTTAGATCGTACTAAATAAAGAGAATAAATACATAGGAGATTCAGCAGAGCCTAAAAGCATAGAAGAACTTAAACGGATGGGTTTAAGAATAGAGGGAGCGACTAAGGGAAGAGATTCAATAAAAGCGGGTATTGATATTCTAAAGAGGTTTAAGCTACATTTAATAGGGGTTAATCTAAAGAAGGAGTTTATTAGTTATAAATGGAAGACAGACAAGCAAACAGGAGCACCCATGAACGAACCAGTTGATTTCATGAATCACCTAATTGACGGGATAAGATATGTAGCATTAAAGAAGTTAAACAAAAACAAAAGAGGTATTTACGATATAAGATAAGACTATGAAGTATAAAGTTATAGAGCAGAAAGTAGAACATCCAAACAAACACCCAATAGGTTATCGGGAGTTTAGAGTGCTATTTAAAAAATGGTATTATCTAAGGTGGGTTTATGATTCATGGACGTTTTACTATTATGATGCAGCACTTAAAAGATTAATAAGATTAAGAGATAATATCGTAATAACATAAACCCTTAATAATTATATTATAGAGTATGACATGGAATGATGTTACAATAGAACACTTCGCAGAGATTCAAAAGATTTTAGAAGATGAACCTAAAACACAATTAGACGTTCATAACACTAAGGTCTTGATCGCTGAGGTTCTTACAGGAAAGACAGTTGAACAAATAGACTCAATGTTAATAAGTGAATTAGAAGAGATTCACGACTTTATTTGCTCAGACCTACCAAACAAATTATACAAGCGTTACAAGGTGAACGGTATTACTTATCAGTTCACACCAGATGCAACAGAACTTAGTTCAGGTAGTTACATTTCAATCATGGAAGAGATAAAGGGTAATCCCTACGATTCACTTCATAAAGTAATGTTTAACATATCAAGACCAGTAAAGAGAACGATTAAAGGGTGGAAGAAATACAACCTTAAACCCTCACAGATACACAAAGAAATAGAAGCGTTTAAGAAGATGCCCATATCAATAGCTAATCCAATTGCGGTTTTTTTTTGCAATCTCTCAAAGGACTTAACGAACGTTTTGGAGGACTATTCGCTAAACCAGATGAAGAAAATGACGGAGCAGATGGACAGCCTAGCATTGGATTTAAAAGATGGGGATGGATGATAACACTGGATAATCTTAGTCAAAGCGACCCGACTAAATATCCGTATTACTACGCATTAAACGTGATAGAGTTTTTAACAATATTAAGCTACTACAATGATAAGAGAAAAGAAGAAGAGAGAAGGAACGAAATCGAAAGGCTTAAGAGGTCTAGTAGTAGGTAGAAAGATGTACGCACAACACAAATACATGAAGCAGTGGCAAGCATATTAGGATTATCAGATAGCGAATTAAGCGGAATAGGAAAAGATAACACTATTGTAGGCGCTCTTCAGAATTTCGGTAATGATGTTCAAGAGGAGTTAAGACAGTCTATTCTAGATAGGCAAATGCAAAACTCTGATTTATTAGGATCTTCTATAGTTTATGATATTCAGGAAGAAAGCGGATTAGTTTCTTTTGAACTTAAAATGGAGGACTACGGTACATTCTTGGATGAAGGTGTAGCAGGAGTAGGAGGTACTAGGGGAGATGGAACAAGTTGGGCGCAAAAAGTAACTTCAGGAAGATTCAGTTTTAAGGAAGGTAGAAGACCGCCATTGTTTATTGATTGGGCTAATACTAAAGGAATAAACCCCTTTGCAGTTCGTGAGAGTGTATTTAGAAAAGGTATCAAGCAGACTAAATGGTACACTGAAACAATGGAAGGTAAAGTGGATGAGTTAAGAAAGAGATTAGAGAAGGCCGGAGCAAAGGAGCTTAGTATATCATTTGGAGGCGGTAAATTTAAAGGCACAGCAAAGTAATGGCAATAACAGTAAAGACAGACTTTCAAACCTACTCACCTACTTATAATAGGGTAGAGGCTTGTATATCTTCCAGTTCAGTAGGAGGCAAAACAAACTTCCAATATGTGATAGATGTAGTAACTACTACTCATGGAACGCAAAGATTTTTAATACCCGCAGAGCCTTCATTGGATTACGGTATATTAGATGTGGGTAGATTTTTAGCGGGGTTCATTATAGAACAAATTGCGCCTTATGATTCTACGTCTAGTTTCACGAAAGGATTAACTGAGATGATACTAGAATTTCACTGCGAGTATTATGAAGGGTGGAATGTAGCAGGAGTCTTCACAGTAGACCCTAATACGTTAGGAGCTTTAGTAGGCAAAACCGCTTATGTTTGGGATGCAAGTTTTCCTGAGCATAGGTGGATTACTAGAATAAATGACCCTAAACCTTTTGTTCCTTGGATTATGAATGTAGCCAACGGAGATACTACACAGTTTCTTACGAACTACAAAACACCTACCGTAGACTTAACAGATTTAGGATGGAGTTATTTACTAACTGACACAGTAACAGAAATAGACTACATTCAGATTAAGACCTATAACGCAGCAGGGGGGTTAATTCAAACAGTAGAAAGTGTAGACGTATCAAGCGGCTTAGTAATAGGACAAATTAAAAGTGTTGCCACTAGTCCACAGAGTTTAAACAATATTGCGCCCGCATTACAAGCAGGAGCGCAGCCAATTATCACAAGTACAGTAGCATCTTACACGGTTCAAATATTTAATAATGTAGGAACGCCCGCCGCAGTTAGTGAGGTATTAACATTCACAATAGGAGATTGTACGAGATATGAAAAGTATAGGCTTCACTTCTTAAATGAATTAGGCGGTTTTGATAGCTTTAACTTTATTGCAAGGAGCCAGAAGACTAGCACAGCAAAACGGAAGTCTTACACGAAGGCAGAGAACGTTATAGTAACAGCAGGACTTACTTATTCTCATGAAGATTTAGGTTCAATGGATTATTACGTTAGATCAACGGATAAGATTAAACTACGAAGCGAGTTTTTAACAGATGAAGAAAACACATGGCTAAAAGAGTTAATTGATAGCCCGAACGTATTATGGGAAACAACAGACACGGACGGTAATGTAGTATTCTTTTCGGTAAAGGTTACTTCTAACAATTGGACAAGGAAAGAAATCCTATTAGATAAAACGTTTACACTAGAATTAGATATTGAAGTATCACTACAAAACACTAGACAAAGAAGGTAATGGCTAGAGAACAACTTTATATTGGTAATGAATATATTCCTTTAAGTAAAAGCATAAACGCTTCTATTACTAAAAGTATTGCGGATATAGCAGAACCAGAGAAGAGAAAAGCAACTTACTCAAAGACTACTTCTATTCCTAACAGTCCAGAAGCTCAACAGGTGTTCGGTTCTATATTCGAACTCAACTTAACGGATGGAAGTTTTAACCCTACTGTTAAAGTTGATTTGCTTTACTTAGTGGATGGTGAACCTATCATGCGGGGTTACTGTCAACTTAAATCTATTACCCAATTAAACAACAACGATATTACTTATAATATTGTAATGTTCGGAACTATCGCTAACATCTTTAGAGAGATGGGAGAGGATTATCTAGACGCTTTAGCAGAGTTTGATATTTACGGAGAACCGGGAACACCAGACACAGAAAACTCTTTAAGTAGATGGAATCACCCATTTGATAAAACAGTACAAGAAGATTCATGGGAGACACAAGTTTATGACAATTCAGTTCCGGGGTTTATTCCTTTCGCTTTAGGTCAAGGGTATGTTTATCCTTTAATTGATTTCGGACTTACTTCTAATCTAGACGATTGGCAGTTTGACCAAATGGCCATGAGTATCTACGCAAGGGAATACATGAACGCCATAGTACGAAAAGCGGGGTTCACTTGGACAAGTACATTCTTAGATTCAACATACTTTAAGAGTTTAATTATTCCGTCAAGCCCTGCAAATTATCAATTAGATAATTCAGAGATAGCGGATAGGGAGTTTAAAGCAGATACTTCTATATTCGTAGATACAGCTTCAGCAACAAGCGCAAACCTAAACACAGGAGGTGGGTTTGTTTCATTAGGTGTTGTAAGATTTACTAACGAGATAACAGACGCAGGGAATAACTACGACCCTGCGACGGGGGTTTTTACATGTGTTCATGCAGGGGTTTACAACATAAATGCAGTTATAGGAATGACTGCTACGTTCACACCTTTATCGGGGGGTTTGGTAGTTTGTACTTCAGACATTGAGGGTAGAATAGAGTTATTTGTAAATGGATTAGTACAACAGTCTTTACCGTTTTATATTACCTATGACGATTACCCGTTATCGTCTTCAATAGGAGCAAGAACAACACTACTAAATCCAACCGCAGGAACATCAGGAACGAACAGTGTAAACCCTGAATACATAACTAACGCAGGGTCTTTTCATAATGTATCAAATCCTGCTGCTGCTATTAACTCTCCAAGACAAGCAGGCCCACCTAATAAGTATTTAAGTTCTTTTCAAAATATTAATCTAATAGCGGGTGGAACAATTGATGTAAGAATCAAAGCAAGATATAGAGGGCTTGACGGTTTATCGGGTCAGATGTTTTATAATGGATCTATTTATTCAGGAGGTAATGCAACTTTAAATTTAACAACAGCAAGCACGTTTGCAAATAAAGTAGTAAACACATATCCTGCTTATGGTTCATTCCTTAAAGTAGAAAAAGCCATTCCTAAGAAGATTAAACAAAAGGATTTCTTTATGTCAATAGTAAAGATGTTTAATTTATGGATTGATATTGACCCGCTTAATCCACAAAATTTATTAATAGAACCTAGGGAAGACTTCTTAACCACAGATGTAATAGACATATCTACTAAGATTGCACAGGATAAAAAGTTAGAGATTATCCCAATGGGAAAACTAGATGCAGTGGATTTTCTATTTACTTACAAGTCAGATAAAGACTATTACAACGCTAAGTATGAAAGCCAATGGACTGAGATATACGGCCAAAGAACAGTACAGACTACAAATGATTTTGTAAGAGGCTCAAAGAAGACTGAGTTAATATTTAGTCCTACGCCAAGTGTTGCACCGCCTTTAAGTGATAGGGTACTCCCTACCATCATTGAGGTAGACGACCAAGGCCAACCAAAAGATACAAGTTACAACATAAGGATATTATACTACGGTGGACTGAAGGCTACATTTAACACATGGAACTTAATACACTTCCCGGCTTTTAACATTCCTTTAGCAGAAACATTTTCAACTTATCCTTATGCCGGACATTTTGACGACCCATTCTCCGCATTAGAAGATATTAATTTCGGAATCGTTTCTGAGGTTTACTATGATGATGATTTGCAGCCGATTCAAATAACAAACAACAACCTATTCAATAAATATCATATTGATATGTTAAACGCTTACACAGACCCAGACAGCAAGATAGTAACGGCGTGGTGTAATATGAATCCAACAGATTTTAAGATATGGGATTTTACAAAACTATACTTCTTTGAGAATGCGTACTTCAGACTTAATAAGATAATGAACTACAACCCAACAGGTGAAGAACTTACTAAATGCGAGTTCCTTTATTTAACTGACGTATTAAAGTTCACGCCGGATAGACCTATTATCTTCGGTGGAGATGGGCCATTATTGCCAGACACAAACGGCGGCGCAATAGATTCAGGAGAAACAGAACCAATCAAAGGAACAAAGAATAGTTCACAGCCTAACGGCGGGAATTATACAGGAAAGCAACA